TTAGCCCTCCTCGGGAAATTGAAATCGCGCCACGATGCGCCGCCGCCAGGGCGCGCTCAGCGCGGTCTCGACCACGCCATGCCCCGAATAGGCATGGATGAACGTGGCACTCGCGCCGGTCTCGGCCACGATGCCCAGATGCTTGGCGACGGAGCCCTCGCGCATGCGAAACAGGATCACATCGCCCGCCGCCTCATCGAGCAGAGCCTTGGCCCGCAGATTCCGCGCGGCGGCCTGCCACAGCGCCTCTTGCCGTGCAGGCTCGGCCCAGTCCATCGAATAGGCGGGCGGGCGCTCGGGCTCGGCACCCTTGACCTCACGCCAGACCCCGCGCACCAGCCCCAGGCAATCGCAACCCGCCCCGCGACAGGCCGCCTGATGCCGGTAGGGCGTGCCGATCCAGCCCCGCGCCGCCGTGACAATCCGCGCGCCCTGCCCGCTCATCTGCGGCGGCTCCCGCCATCGAGGGCCGGGCTCTTGGTCGGATCGGTGATCGTCCAGTCATCGCCGGGAATATCCGGGAAGCGCTGAAAATTCAGCAGGTTGTCGAACTTGAACTGACAGGTGGGCATCCGCTTGTCACAGCCCGCCTCGATCCGCAGCGCATCGCCCGCCACCACCTGCGCCCCAAAAGGCTGCCACAGCTCGATCACCCGGCCCGCGCCTTCCATACGGTCCCTTTTGATCAGCCCGATCAGCCCCGTGGCCGCCCCGCTCCGCACCCGGATCACCCCGTGCCGAAACCAATCGTCTTCAAACCCGCCCATCTCGGCGAAGCGAAAGACACGATTCTCCTCGACGACCTCGGCAGATCGCTCCGAAACATACCCAGGCGTATTGAGATCAAAGGTGCAGTCGCGATCCCCCAGAACCGCGCTGCAACTCTTCTGAAACACTCGCCCCAAAGGCACGTTGAGCGCATCGGTCAACCCGCGCAATTCCGCCTCGAACGCCCCTCCCGCGCGTCGCAACTCGCCCATCGTGCCGCGAAAGATCAGCGCGCGCGCGTCCACGTCCTGCCAGTTCACCAGCCAGGCCCGCAACTCCGCCCCGTCATAGCGCCCCGCCTCGATATCCGCCTCGCGAATGGCCGCGTCGCTGAGCGCCCCAAACGCCTCGGTGTTGTCCACCGACAGCCCCGTCGTCTGCTGCAAGGCCAGCGCGCTCAGCCCGGTATCGGGACGAAACGCGATCCCCTCGAACGCCAGCGCCCGGTCGTGATCGGTAAATCCCATCACCATCCCGTCACGCCGCGTCAGCGCCCAACAGCGGCAGGTCGTCGTCAGCCCGGTCCCGAGATGCGCCAACAGCCCGCTCATACCCGGATCTCCACCACCGGCACATTGGGCACCTCACCGGCCTGAAAACTGGCAAGGCTGGTCTGGATTCGGTCGGTATCGAACCGCACGGGCACGTCGAACTCATAGCCCGCCGTGATCGCCACATCGCGGTTGGGCGGCTCGGAAAACGTGACGATGCCGGTCGTGGTATCGACCTCGTAATGCACGCCCTCGCGCATCTCGACATTGGCCAGCCCCATGCGCACGCTGCCTTGCACCGGCTTGACGATGGGCCGCACCGCCACCTGCTCGCCCGAGCGGTAGGTCTTGACCAGTTGAAACGCCACGGTGGCATCATCGCCGACCCCGATTTCCTGATCGAGGTAATCCGGCGTGGCCTTGGCCCGGCCCGACTTGAAATCGGTCCAGTCCTTCCATCGAAAGCCGAACAACTGCCCGCGCCGCGCCTCGAAAAACGCGATCAACGCCTCGATATCGTCGAGCGAGCGCAGCGCCACCCCCGCGTCATAGCGCCTGCGCGCCTGCGCCCAGGGCGTGTTGCGCTCCTCGAACCCGTTGGCGAGCGTGACGATATCCGTCAGCCGCTCCGGCCCGCCGAGCGAGCCGAAGCTCAGGCTCGCCGGAAACCTGACCTCGTGAAATCCCATGTCCCTCTCCCCTCTAGCGATTGCGCCCGCCGCGCCCGATCACGCGGCCCAACTGCGCTGCGATCTGCCCCTGGCTGCGGCGAAACCCGTCCACGTCCGGCGTCTGTATATTCATCACCACGCTGACAGTGCCGCCGCCCTGCGCGCGCACGCCCAACCGCCCGTCCGGGCCACGGCTCAGCGGCATGATCGCCTCCGGCCCCGCCTCGCCCATCAGCCCGGTGCCGCCGCGCATCGGAAAGGTCACCGGCCCGCTCACCACCCCGCCAGTGGCAAAGGGCTGCACCCGCCCCTGCGAGAAACTCGAGCCCTTGGCGAACGGGAACAGCCCCTGCACGAGGCCGCCCACGCCCTGCGCGATCAGCCCGCCCAACTGATCCGTCACGGGGCGCGTCGCGTCGTTGAAGGCGGTGTTGACCATGATCGTCGCCAGCCGGCGCAGGCTGTCCGACAGGCAATCGCCCTCCACCACAGCACCCCGCAGGGCCGAGCGCAGGCCCCGGCTCAGCCCCCGGTCGAGCGTCTGCACATCCTGCCCCGCGCTCGCGAATCCGCCCCGCACCCGGCCCAGTTCCGCGTTGAAGGCAGCCGCCATGCCGGTGGCCTGCCCCAGTGCGTCGTCGAGTGCGGTGATCTGCGCCTCCAGATCATCGGCGCGCTCCAGCTCATCCATCGCTCATCTCTCCTTGCTCATCGGGAAAGGCGCGTAGCAGCGCCTCCAGCCCGTCCCGCGCCATCGGGCGCACGCCCTCGCGCTCGCCCAGCATCAGGCGCAACTCTGCGGGCGTCAGCGCCCAGAACTCCGCCGGGCGCAGACCAAGGCCCTGCATCCCGGCGCGCATCAGCGCGGGCCAGTCGAACCGATCGCTCATGCGCCCGCCTCGGGCAGGGCAAAGGCGCGCGCCAGCAACTCCGCCGCCGCGCGCGCCGCCGCCAGCGGCCCGCCCTTGATCTCGGCCCTCAGCAAATCCGCCGCCGACCCGCGCCAGCCGCCGCCGCGCAGCCCCGCCACGATCAGCGACAGCACATCACGCGTCGAAAACGCCCCCTCCTCGAACCGCGCCACCAGATCGACAAGCGAGCCTTGCTCCAGCGCCGCCTCCAACTCGGCCAGCGCCCCCAGCGTCAGCCGCATCACATGCCGCTCGCCGCCGATCACCAGCGCCACCTCGCCTGCCCAGGGGTTCGCCATGCTCACAGCACCGTAAAGCTCAGCCGCCCCGCCGAGGCGAGGCCCAGCTCATAGGTCGCCTCGCCGTCATGGGTGCCGCCATACTCGATCGCCGTCACCTGAAACGGCCCCTCGATGGTGCCGAAATCGGGGATCACCACCTGAAAATCCGGCATCTCGCCATCAAAGAAGATCTGCCGCGCCCGCGCGTCGCTCGCCGCATCCCGAAAGATGCCCGAGCCGCTGATGCTCGCCGATTTCACACCGGCACCCGCCAGCAATTCGCGCCAGCCCCCGGCGGATTCGAGGCTTGTGACATCCACGCTTTCGGCGTTGAAACTCACCCGCGTGGCCCGCAGCCCCGCCACGGTCTGGAAATTGCCGCTGCCGTTGAGGTCGATCTTGATCAGCAGGTCCTTGCCGTTCTGCACTGCCATTGGTCTTACTCCATCATCCTTGGGTTAGGCGCCGTCATCGACACGCGCGCGAAAAGTCAGATCAATCCGACGGCGGCTGCCACGGGTCTCGCGCCGGGCCCGGGCGCGCCAGAACTGCACCGCCACTGCGCGCCCCCGAGCCAGCGTCATCTCCGCACCTTCCAGCGCGTCGCTCACGGCACCCGCCACCTGTTTTGCCTCCAGAAACCC